GCCAAATTTACCGATCACAAACATCATTGATATCAATGTCACATTCTTGCCCGCGGGGATCGGGAATTTTAACGTAAACAATTTGGCCTTGATCACCAGTGATCAATTCCTCTCAAACCCGAACGGTGATTTTCATCGTTCCTATGTGTCGTTGGCACAGGTTGGTATCGACTTTGGTACCAATACAGAAACCTACGCACAGGCCGCAGCCGTATTTGCTCAACAGCCTAACTTAGTAGGTGCGGGTGGTAACTTGGTCATTTTCCCGGCCTTCACCAATTCCTCTGTGGCCACTATTGCCGTTCAAGCGGGGGGTACAGGATATAAGCAAGGTGACGTATTTACTATCACGCAGACTGGAGCCAATGGCGCAACTGGTACGGTCTCAGGCGTCAATAGTTCTGGTACCGTATCTGCCATTACCTTAACCGCAGGTGGTACGGGCTATTCCACCACTACTTCTGCAGCAACTATAGGTGGTTCGGGTAGTGGTTTATCGGTGTCGATTTCTGCTCTGACCACAGAAACATTGGCTGCGGCAATCGCTCGGACCCAGCAATACGTCTATTATGTGGGTATCATCAGCACGAGTTATGGAGCCAACACAACGTGGTTATCACTGGCTAATACGGTCCAGGGCTATCAGAATCTGATCTTGTTCTTGCCTTCCAACAACACGATTGACCTGTCTAATGCGTTTCTTAACATTCAACAGGCTACCGATTTTAATACACGCTGTTTGTTCTATTCCAATTCCAATGCCCTGCAAGCCCGTTTGTTTGCAGCCGCATATGCTTCAAGATTGTTGTCCGTGGACGCCGCTGGTTCCAATACGGCATTGAATATGAATCTCCAACAACTGGAGACTATCGTAGCCGATGGCGGGATCACACAGACCATTGTGGGACTGTGCCAAACCGCGGGTGTGGATATCTATCCTTCAACCGCTGGCTATCCGGGCGTCTACTCCAATGGCGCAAATAAGTATGCTGATGAGGTATGGAATCTTATTGCCTTTGTCGCTCAGTTGGAAGTCAATGGTTTTAATGCGCTGGCCACCGCTGGTACGAAGGTGCCTCAGACAGAACCGGGCGTTTCTGTCCTTAAGAACGCCTATAAGCAGGCCTGTCAGCAATTTGTTAATAACGGATATATCGCACCGGGCGCCTGGACATCTGCCGAAATCATTGGTAATCAGGCAGACTTAATCTCTAATATCCTTCAGTACGGATATTATATTTACAGCCAGCCGGTTAATCAGCAATCTACGGCCGCCCGCGCAGCACGTCAGGCACCCTTAATCAGCATTTGCATCAAAGAGGCCGGGGCGATTAATTCAAGCATTGTTAATGTGTATATCAATCAATAAGGAGATGATCCCATGGAAGTTTCTTTAACTGGTAAGGACGTAATCATCATCAATGGTCGGACGTTAAATGACTTTGCCGACGGGGATACTTGCAAGCTTGATTACCCAAATGATCTCTCCGTAATCAAGACTGGTAAGAATGGCAATAGCATTTATGCCTTCCAGTACAGCGGTTTGCAATGCACCGTGGAATTGCGCGTTCTTTTGGGAAGCTCCGATGACTCATTTTTAAATCAGTTGTTGAGTACCTTTATCAATAACCCTCCGGGCTTTACCTTAATGAACGGAGAATTTATTAAGAATATCGGTGATGGCTCAGGGAATATTAATCCCACGTCTTATGTGTTGTCTGGCGGGACCTTTAAGAAACAGGTACCTGCTTTGGAAAATGCGGACGGCAATACTGATCAGGCCATCGCGGTATTTATGCTTCAATTCACCAATGCTCCACGTGCCGTTAATATGTAATCCATGAAAGGAAAATCGAGGAATGGAAAAAACATTAGATAGTGGCGCAAGGTTAATCATCACCTTGTCAGATTTTGAAGTTTGTGACAGGCTCTTAATCGCCGTCACCAAAGAATTAGAAGGGGTGGGAATTAATTTAGGTCTTAAATCAGGCGGCTTATCTGATTTCCTGAACATGGATATCGACAAAGACGCGGCATTAAATACTCTTAAAAATGCCATTATGCGTCTGGCAGCTTCTACCCTGATTAGGCCGGTGCTCTGGGAGTGCATGGGACGCGTAGTATACAACGGTCAAAAAGTCACTCCAAAAACATTTGAAGGTGAAAAAGAAAGGGGCGATTGGCCGATTGTCGCCAAGGAGGTGCTGGTTGCAAACCTTCTCCCTTTTTTTCCAAATCTAAGTTCAAGGTTGTCAACCGCCTTAAAGGGAGCTATCGAAAGCCCCAGATAAGAATTGAAGCTGAAAATTCGACGGTGATCAGTTTGCGGCTTGCAAAGGTTTGGAGTTGTCATCCGGATATGGTTTTAAAGACGCGAATTGACCTCGTAATTGATGCCCTTCATTACGAGGTTTTTTTACAAGAACATGAAGAAACAAGTTATCTGCTCAACCGAGAAGAGCGCAAATGAGTGATGTAAAAGTAGGACAATTATGGTTTGGATTGGGGTTCGATGTCGATCAGGTCAAGCTGAATGATGTCGTCAACTCCATTGGCAAACTTAATCTCAATAGCGTCTTAGCCGCGGTAGGTGTGGGTGCTTTGGTGGATGGTCTCAAAGACATTATGGATGTCGCAAGCCAGATCACCGAACCGATGTACAAATTTAATGCCGAAACCGGATTATCAGCTCAACGTATGCAGCAATGGTCCGAGTACGCTCAAAAGTTTGGAGTGGCCGGGGATGTGGTTTCATCTTCCTTGGCAGGTCTGCAGAAGAAAATGGCAGCGATGAAGTTCGGTGATTCCAGCCTTCTAAGCGGCATATATTTGCTCCAACAGGCTGGTGCGGATATTAATCAATCTGATCTTAATGATCCATTCAGCTTCTTACAGAAGGCCACTGTTGGTCTGCAAAAAATAAAGCCTGAATTAAGGACATACGTCGCTGGACTCTTAGGCCTTAACGAGCAAGTCCTTCTGCTTAAGAATGGTTTCCAAGGCGCTGATCAAATGCCTTTCCCTAGCGAAGAGCAGGTTAAAGCCATCCGTGATTATAATTCAGCATGGACCATGGTGGGGATTAACCTCAAGCAAATTTTCGTCGATATCGCCTCTCAATATGCTCCTGATTTACAAAATCTAGGAAATATGCTCAACAGCTGGGGTGAAGCCTTGCATAGAAATGCGGCGATTATTAGGCCGCTGTTCGAATATTTATTTGGACTGGTCGCCTTGGCCACCGCCTTGATAAACCCTTGGCTTGCGGTAGGGTATGTGTTCTATATGGTATTTACCCATCTCAAGCAATTGAGCGATTTAATTCCTGATTTGGAAAAGAAGCTCAAGAGCATTGGAATTGTCCAAGCTATTCAAGGAGGATTTAATTTAGCAAATAAGGCGGCTAATGCCATCGCACCGGGCAATGTCGCCAACACGGTTAATAGTGCCTTGGGAATACCGAACGGCATATTTGCGGCCGCTTCGGGTGGGGGGAAACACGTCACCCAACAGAATTCTATTACCATCATTGCGCACAATATCGAAGATTTGGAGCATAAGTTTGTTGCTTTCATGGAAAAGACCATAGCTAAATCATTCTATCAAAACTCAGCAAATTACTAAGATGCCACAAAGCGTAGACCTTAACAGTAATCAACTCTCCATCGTCGCACAGACAGGCAATATCATTGCCAATGTGGCAAACGGTGCTATTGTGCGGCCGACCGGAACCGTACCAACAAGCGGCATCAATGGCTTCGTATTCGACTTTTTAGGTGAGGAGGAGATCACATTAGAGAGTGAAATCACGGATCACTACACCGAAGATAATTCCTCAATCCAAGATCATATCGCACAGAAGCCTATTCGCTACGTCTGTAAGGGATATATCGGCGAACTCTTTAATGTGTTTCCTAATGCCATCCTGTCCATCTTAACCTCCGTGCAGACACTTGATGCTATTCCATCGCTTCAGCCCGTATTTAGTTCGCAGGCCAGCCAAGTTTATGATCAATTGGCAGCCGTCGGAGATCAGGCCGTCAATGTCATTGGTCAGGCACAAAGCCTTAATGCGTTGATATCTGGGATCAGCACCACCGCCAATCGTCAACAAAATGCCTATACCACTTTTTTAAATCTTTGGCAAAATCGTGTGTTATGTACGGTTGAGACTCCCTATCAAGTTCTTTACATGATGGCCATCGAACGTGTGACGCCGGTCCAAAATGAAAATACTCAGATCATTACCGAATTCACGGTAAGTTTTAAACAAATCCGGTTGGCAACGACCTTGACATCAACACCATTAACGATTACCAATGCAGCGGGGAGCGGAGTAAAGTCGCCATCAAATACGGCACCTTATAACCTTCCCTCCAATATCACGCTGACCTAAGGGAATATGGGAAACGTCATACCCAATAATTATACCAGTCCACAGCCAGGCCTTTTGGATACCGCCATTACAAGTCTCCAAAGCAATGCCAAGGGACGTGTGTCACAAATGTTGAGTCCGGTGGTTTTGTTGGGGCAGACCACGGGTGAACCGACGACAGGGAATCCGGTATTGACGGCATTTGGTCTGACTTCGACAGAAGAATCTAATCCGAATCAGATCATTAATTTCACTGCCGATCCTTCACAAAATATCATCATCGTCTTAAGCGATGGTACCAGTATCAACATGACGCTTAATTATTATGCTGGGCAACAGGGATGGTTTTACAGCTTCAATTACAACAACGGTCAATTTGTGGTCAATAACCGTCGATTGGTTACGGGTCCTAACATGCTATCCCAATTTTCCAATATCATTGAATTTGGATTTGCTGTCACTACGACAGATGCCTATGAGCCGATATTTATCGATGATTTTATCACGGGGCGAACCAGCTTCTATATTTTAGAAGCCAATGATGTGGAGATAACGGCGGAAGCAATTATCAATGCTTACTAAATTTCAAAGGAATTATGAGCTCGATGTTATTGGAAACGATGGTCAATTACACACGTTTTCTTATCCTTTAACGCTCGAGTTTATGGTCAAGCGCAATGTGTTGGCATCAGCCAATACCGGGAATTTCAAGGTTTACAATCTGGGACAAACCACCCGGAATGTAATTTATAAAGATCAGTTTTCACCGAATCTGTCGTTTCGTTCTTTGACATTAAAAGCTGGATATGGTGCGGGATTGACCACGACGCTGCCTATTATATTCCAAGGCAATGTAATGATGGCGCAATCCTATCGTCTGGAAAAGAGTGTTAATTTCATCACAGAGATCGATGGATATGACTATGCATGGGTTATGACCAATGCCAAATCCAATAGAAATTATCCAGCGGGCACCGTCACCCAGACAAAGATCATCAACGATTTAATCGGTGATCTTCAAGTCACGGTACCGACTGATCCGAACAATAAAGGAGCAAATTTAGGCATCGGAGCCGTGAGTCCCCAATTTAATGTGACCTACAATCAAAATGTCGCAATCGTAGGGAATACTTGGGATGCGCTGCAAAAGATCACTAATAATCAATGTTATATCGACAACGGGAATGTCTACTGCCTTTTTGAGAATGATGTGTTTCCCGGTGATCTTACGGTAATAAATTCTTCCACGGGTTTACTCGGAACACCAAGGAAGCAGGATCGGCTGATCATAGTGGAAATTCTTTTCGAACCCCGATTGCAGGTAGGACAGCAGGTGCAGATTCAAAGCACCTCTTTGGCTCAATATGCCAATACCAACAACGGCATCTTCAAGGTGGTTGGCATCGAACACCGTGGCATCATATCTGGGGCGGTGGGTGGAGAATGTAAGACCATAGTAAGTTGTCTTTTACCTTTTGAAAAAATAAACACTGTGAATTCGAACGCATCATGACAACGCCAGTTCAAGATAGCCAAAATTTTGTCCCGGTCACGCCAGATTTAAATGCGTGGATACGGTTGATGTTCCAGACCTTCTCAGCGAACTTCAATTGTGTTTCGTTGGCGACGGTGAATAGTTTTAATGCGATTAATCAAACCGTCAATTTGACGATTAATTATATCCGTGTATTTAAAAATGCCAATCCTAATCTGCCAGAGGCGGCCGCGGATGGCCAGACTTCTAACGTGTATTTGCCTTACCCGGTCCTGATTCAATGTCCAGTGTTTATTTTGCAGGGAGGCGGGTCATATCTAACCTTCCCAATAAAGGCTGGCGATACCGGAGTGGTGTTATTTAATGATAGAGAGATATCGACATGGATGCAGACTGGACAAATCACGTATCCTCAAAACCCCAGGACGCATGACTTATCAGATGGCATTTATTTTGGTGGCATCCGTAATATATTGAACGCGATTCAAAATTATAATACATCGGTATGCTCTTTGACGGATTCAACTGGAGAAAGATTAGAAATATCTGGTACAGGTAAGGTTTATTTTGGGAGCACCCTTCCTTCTGGATACCTGTGGTGTGATGGTACGTCATATAGTACAACTACTTATCCCAATCTTTTTGCAGCTATTGGATATACCTTTGGAGGGAGTGGAGGAAGTTTTAATGTTCCTAATATGGCTGGACAAGTACCTGTAGGTATTGGGGGAACACTTGGGCTTACACTTGGGCAAGAATTTGGAGAGGTGAACCATACATTAACGATACCAGAAATGCCATCTCACAATCACGCGTTTGCTACTTTAAGTAATCCTGGGGCATCAAGTGAGGATGTTTTTTTCAGAAATGGCGGAGATGATCAGGTCACGCAAAACACTGGAGGGGACGAACCCCACAACAACGTTCAGCCCTCTTTGGGTGTCAATTGGATTATAAAAATATGATCATACGCGCACTATCATCTTCAGGAGACGCTACTTTTGGGCAGGGAGTCCAGAACTTTCTGAACAACCAAAATGCGGTGGCATTAAATATTAAGACCAATCTATATTGCTTTTTAAGAGATTGCTACTTTGATATTCAAAAAGGAATTGATTGGCTTAGATTCTTTAGCGTTCCCACCAATTCTCAAGAGGTATTATTGAGTGTTCGTGCGAACATTCTATTGTCATTTGGCGTGGTCAGCATTAATAGTATTGATGTCAGTGTTTCAGGAAGAAAGATAATTATTAATGCCAGTGTCAATACAATCTATACAAGCAATTTCAAACTCAATCTTGAATATGTACCAGTATCTTAGGGGGTATTAAATGGCAACATCCCAAATTCCTTATATCGACGGCACGGGCATAAATATTCTGACCCTTCAGCAGATCATTACCAATATTATTAATGGTACATCCAGTGTTCCTGGTCTCGTATCTATTTATGGTCCTGATATCAACGTCGATAGCAATACCCCTGATGGTCAGTGGATTAATATCTTCGCTCTCTCCAATGAGGATATCGAGCAACTCTGTGTTCAAATTTATGATTCTTTTGATCCAACACAAGCCATTGGTGTGGCATTAGATGCTCTTTGTCAATTGAATAGTAGCAGCTTACTCCGCCAAGGCGGCACTTATACTTTAGTGGCCGTGACGATTAATGTCACTGGATCTGTCAATTTATCAGGATTAGACACTTCTACTCCATATACGATCTCTGATAGCAATGGAAATTTATACTTTTTAATTGCTTCGGCTTCATTGACTCCCGGTAATAATATATTAAATTTCCAAGCCGCCACCATAGGTTTTGTTCAGGTTTTACCAAACACTCTGACAATCCCAGTCACCATCATTGCGGGCGTGAATAGTGTCAATAATGCTTCCGTGCCCTATCAAGTCGGCCAAAATCAAGAGACCGATGCTCAATTAAGAATCCGCCGAGCCGCTTCTACCGCGATGCCATCTCAAGGGTTTAATCAATCCCTCTATGCTGGTCTTTTAAGCATTACAGGTGTCACTCAGGCCGTTATCTATGAGAATGACACAAGCACTACCGATGGCACAGGAACTCCCGGACATTCTATATGGGTCATCGTAGAAGGTGGCACGAGCACCGCTATCGCGGACATGATATATACCTACCGCAATGCTGGATGTGGTATGTATGGTTCCACCACAGTGGCGGTTCCCCAGGCCGATGGCACAAACTTTAATGTCAGCTTCTCACCATCTGTGGATGTCAATCTCTATCTTAGCCTTACCGTTTCATCTCTGTCGGGTGGATCTGTAGACGCTAGTGCATTGATCGCTTATTTGGTAGAGAATTATATTTTGGGAATCTATGAGGTTGCTGATATCACCTCTATCACGTCCCTGATTCATCAATACAGTACGGATATTCTAGTGCAATTTGCAGGTGTAAGCCTAACGGCAGGCAGTTATATCGATTCAGTTCTTCCAACGAATCGGTTTAATATACTGACATTATCGACGGGAACAACAACTGTGAGCGTGGTATAAAATGGCTGTAGACCCAAACCTCTTAGAATATTACAGTGATCTCCTAATTGTTCAATATCAAGATCAGCCGAACATGATCGCCACCGCTCAATTGTTGGTGAACCAGAGTCTTTGTGATGGGCTTCCTCAGGAACTCCAGACCTGCTTTGATTTAAATTCGGCTGTAGGAGATCAGCTGACTATTATCGGCGAGATCGTCGGGGTGCCTCGTAATATATTCGGGCTTGATCTGCAGAATACATTTTTCAATTACACCGATTACGTTGGTGAACCTGCAGCCATCGGGTTTGGTAGCTATACCGAATCTCCATATCCAACATCTTTATTTAGGAGCTATTTTGATTCAGCGACTTATACAATGACCGATGCACAGATGCAACAGGTGATTCAGTTAAAAATTCTTTTTAACAATTGTTATTCCAGCACTAAAGATATCGTTGCTGGATTGTGGGAATTGTTTGGGAATTATGTTTCTTATATTGATAATAAGAACATGACAGTGACGATAAATGTGGTCAATCCTTACCAGACCATTTTTATCATTGCTCAATATTTGAATATCATTCCGCGTCCTATGGGGGTTGGATTGACGCTGAATTTGTTCACCGATTTCTTATATGATCAACAGGGGAATATTTTGTACGACCAACAAGGGTATCCTTTATACTCTCAACAATGAGGAGATTAATATGCGTAGAATAGAAGAATGGCTTTCAGTAATCTTGGTCTTGCTAGTGGTTGCGGGCTCTTTGATTTTCCCTATTAAATCCAATGCTGGCCAATTAGGCAATTATCCAGCGACGGCGACATTGGCGAGTGCCGATATCGTGCCCGTTATTATTGTTTTAACAAATCAGAATGAAACTATCAATTGGTATAACTTTAAAGAGTTAATGAGCAAAAATATCAATTGGACAGATATTACCTCTCAGATTCCAAATCAATCAATGAATTGGACGGATATTCAAAGAGTTCAGAAAACAACCTCTGGGGTCAATTGGACTTACCTTGATATTGTCTCAGGAGGTATGAACTGGACGGCAGTTGCAAACAACGCCTCGAGTGGACAAGTATTCTGTTATAAGAGCACAGGTCAACCGGGAAAATGCAGTGGGACAATCACCAGCGGCATTTGTGGAACATGCAGTTAAGGAGATATCATGGCAAAAATTATACGCGCAACTCAAACATTATTCGGTGGAACAGGGGTCACAAGCGATTTTGGAGAATTTGGTTCTCTAGCCGCTGGAACGCCCACAACGACTAAAACGCCTTCAGTAATCCAATCTCTGGCTGCATGGGGATTAGGATGGGCTGCTGCCACTATCGGAGTTTTTGTGCCTGCTTATCAGGACATGAACGCTGTGCATTATTTAGCGTTTTACCAAATCTGCTATCTCCTGCAGATGGGCGTGGCTGAATACGACGCTGGAACAACCTATTACACTAATAGTGTTGCTCAATACAATGGTCAATTCTATGTTTCTTTGGTGGATAACAATGCGGGTAATGAACCAGATATTAGTCCTTCTCAATGGCAATCAGGCCTACCTGGCGCTGAAATCACTGGTGTCATAAAACAATATGCAGGCGTTACAGCTCCCGCGGGATACCTTTTGTGCAATGGTGCAGCAGTCAACAGGACAACCTATGCGGCTCTTTTTAGTATTGTTGGAACCCTTTATGGAATTGGTGATGGTTCTACCACGTTTAATATTCCTGACTTAAGAGGGCGAGTTGCCGTTGGTTATCTATCGGGAGATTCTTATTTCGGAACTCTTGGCGAGAGTGGTGGTGAGGAGACTCACACTTTAACCACAAATGAAATGCCCTCTCATAGTCACACCGTCATTCGTGATATGGGAGGAAGTGCAGGGGCTGGTGCGGGACCAGCTTGGACAAATGGATCAACGACAGGGCCATCTACAAATCCCACAGGTGGTGGGGAAGCTCATAATAACTTGCAGCCATATTTAACCGTTAATCATATCATCAAATATTAAGGATGCACTATGCCACAGAATCCAGACCCTTCACAAAATATTCCATTATCTATTGTGCAAGGTGCCACTTTTGTGCAACAATTTACTTGGTTCGGACCAACTGGATTGCCCAATGATTTGACTGACTTTACGGCTGATATGCAATTTCGATCTACCGTACAAGACACAGGAACTCCTATTATTGAAGTATCCACTGGCGTTGGTGGAATAGTTCTGGGAGGCATAACGGGGACTATTACTGTTACCATCAGTGCTACTATAACAGCTACATTGTCGGATGGAGAGCAATTGGTTTGGAATTTATTTCTAACTTCTCCAGCGGGGGTAGTATATCCTTTTGCGGCTGGTCCATCCACCGTATTTGGGAGCACGATTAAATGAGTTGCGAGCCTATACAAATTCTTCAGAATCCCGACAGTATCGAGGTAAAAACTTACCCGACGAATATCCAAATATTACAGGGGGTGAATGTGATAAAGGTATGCTCTCAAAATCCTGTTTCTCAATTCCAACCATTCTCTTTTACGGCTACCGTTGATAATCAGACAACTTTTGGGCCTCTTCCACAACCTCCATTGAATATTATTACTTTGGCCATCACTGGCACATTGCAAGATCCAGCCGGGACTGTCCCAGATTATACATTGGATGACACTGGCTTAAATATTATATTGAGTCAAGGAATTGCCGCTGGCAATACTGTCTACGGAATCTATCAGGTGGCCTAATGAGAAAAATACCTTTATATATTTTAATTATTTCGACATTGTTCTTTAATGTGTCGATTGTCCATGCCAATACTCAAACGCCTGCCGCTAATATTTCAGTGGGACCTTCTTCTTTTATTAATTGCCTAAATAGCTTAGATACCAATGTACAGGTGTCTTTACAGCAGATCGATAATTGCTTTGGAAATGTTCCTTTAAATCTTACCTTTATTGATTCTCTGGTAAAGAGTGGCAACAATGTCAGTCTAGTCAATGATTCTGTCTCTCCCGGCAACTCTCTGTATTACGGAACAAATGGAAGCGGCACTAAAGGCTTTTATACTATCCCGGTGTCGGGGATTACAGCTTTGACAGGAGATGTCAGCGCCACTGGTCCCGGAAGCGCGACCGCAACATTAGCAACCGTTAATACCAATGTTGGTTCTTTTGGTTCATCTACCGCTATTCCAAATTTTACAGTGAATGGTAAAGGCCTTCTGACGGCTGCAGGCAGCAATGCTGTAGTGGCTCCCGCGGGCACCCTGACAGGGACTGCGCTGGCCTCTAATGTGGTTTCATCTTCTTTGACCTCCGTAGGCACTATTGGCACAGGTATTTGGCATGGAACGGCCATAGGTTATCAATATGGCGGATCAGGACAAATCACCGCTCCAAGCAATGATCTTCTTGTCGGGAATGGTTCAGGATGGACATTGACAACATTGGGAAGCTGTTCCGGTGCGACCAACGCCTTGACTTATAATATGGGCACAGGTTTATTTGGATGTAATAGCATTGTGGGGGGGGTTTCCTCGGTATCTAATAGCGATAGTTCTTTAAGCATTAGTCCTACCACGGGAACTGTCGTTGCGTCTTTAAATACTGGGCATAGTAATACCTGGTCCGCTTCTCAAATATTTAATTCCAATGTTGGTATAAATTCAGCAAATCCCGGCCAAGCCTTGGATATTCAAGGCACCGTTAGAGCATTAAACTTCTCGGGACCGGGCACAGGATTAACTGGTACCGCATCTAGTCTCACTGCTGGAACAGTGTCTACGATCAGCGGCCTTGTGGCAGGAGGTACCAACGTCACGATCACAGGGTCCGGAACGTCCGGAAGCCCGTACACAATTAATTCTAGCGGCAGCGGTGGTGGTTCGAATGGTTGGAGTCAAGCCGGAAATAATGTTTATACCACAAGCAATAGTTATAACGTAGGCATCGGAACTATGACGCCGGGACAAGCTTTAGATGTCAAAGGTACTGTTAGGGTGAGTGGCAGCGTCAACACACCTGCTTTGAGCAATCTTACTACAAATGGTTTTGTGAAAACTAGCGGCGGCATCGGTACTCTTTCTATTGATACCAGTACATATTTAACCACAGCTTCAGCAACTTCGTTGTACGTTCCTTTTATAGGATGCCCTGAGCCAGTTAATTTCAATGCCCAGACATTGTTTAATATAGGAACTTTGGAAACAGATCTTAGCACATTGGATGACGGAAGCGGTAATGCATCAATTTATAATGAACTAACAGTTAACTCTGCACACGGAAACCTTCTTCCTGCTTTTCAAGTTTTAGATAGTTTTGGTAATCAAGCTTTTGTTGTTGACAATCAAGACTTCTATGGATATGGGGATCGTGTTGCAACTTTCATGAATATTCTTGACGACGGAACTGGTTACATGACCGTTAATAATGGGTTGACGCTTAATAATATTACAGGACCTGCAGGAAGCGACACGTATTTTGTTTTGAATATGACTGGCGGAAATGCGGAAGCTTTATTTAATACTGTCTCTGGAGATTCGGCCGAAATCGTGTTTTCTAGAAGTGACGGCCAGAATCCTCCTCCTAGCACTGCTCCAAATGCTCTGTGGAGCATGGGGATTAATCCTAATGGATTTGGTGATAATAGATATACATTTTTTGATCAGGTAAGTGGTCAATCGGTAATTACATTAGATTCTGATACGGGAGATTTTAAAACACTCAATAATACCGTAGACGATGGAACAGGAGCATCTACCTTTAACGGAACATTGACGGCAAGCAATATCATTGATAGTGGACTTTCGGCTAGTACAATTGTTTACGCGAACGGGAGTAAGCAATTATCGTCCGCCACTATAGGAAGCGGTTTATCATTCACATCGGGAACATTATCAGCGACCGCACTTTCGAGTCCTTGGGGAAATTCTGGATCGAATGTTTACCTGCTAACCTCAACCAATAATGTTGGCATTGGTTCATCGACGCCCGGAAGTAAATTAGATGTTCAGGGCACTGTGCGCATATTGAATGGCAATGTTGGAATAGGTTCCACTGCCCCTGGACAGGCCCTAGACGTACAAGGTACTGTGAGAGTTTTAGGAAGCGGAACTTTATCTGTTGCTGGAACATCAACATTAACTGGAAACGTAGGTATTGGTCAGGCACCCGATGGCGTTCACACTTTAATTGTGGGGTCTAAGACGGGAGTATCAAGTCCTCAAAATTCAGATGGTCTCTATGTTATTCCCAATGCTGCTAATGTAGAATTGGCCGTTTCCAACAGCACTGGTCACAATATATTTTCTGCTATTGAATCAGGTGGTGCATATTTCGGTACAGGTTCCAATGATGATCTAATTATTAGGGCAAACAATGGTGATGGTTCACGTTTGCAAGCCAGCACAAAGAATTGGACTTTTGGTGGAAGTGGTTCGCCTGGCTCAACAGTCTCATCTGAAGGAAATTTATCTATTGGCTCTTCTTATTATACAACTGCAGCTCCTTCCAACGGTGCAATCATCCAAGGTAATGTAGGTATAGGGTCAACGACGCCGGGCCAAGCCCTTGATGTACAAGGCACTGTCCGTGATCTAGGAGAAGTTCTTACCAGCAATGTACCATCAACGACGACCAATACCCTTTACAACAACAGCGGAACTCTCTATTTCAATGGTTCAGCGGTGGGGGGAAGCAGTGGTTTGTGGACCACAGTAAACACCAACGATGTGTATGAGCAGAATGGATCGACTTATGGAAATGTAGGGATTGGTACTAATCTGACAAGCAACGCAGCATTGACGGTAATGAATGGGAATGTCGGAATAGGCACTTGGAAACCCAATGGTGCGTTGATGATTCAATCAGGTAATGTTGGCATTGATACCTTTACTGCCTCGAATAATCTTACTGTTAACGGAAATATTCAGATGGTCGGATCTCAGCCAAATTTATTAATTCCAGCTGCTGGATTTATAGAATTTAATAATAGTAGAACGATACAGATCAATAATGCTTCTTCAGACATATATGCAGGAATATTGTCGGGTCCAACCAGTACGGATGGAGGAGACAACTCGTCATTAGGGACAAACACCTTAGCTTCTTTGACATCATCTGGAGCCAACGATGCAGCTATTGGAAACTCTGCTTTGAATGGAGACACTTCTGGAAGTCAGAATACGGCAGCAGGTACACTCTCTTTGCGCTATCTTACTACTACAAATCTTAACGCTGCTTTAGGTTATAATGCCGGGACTTTCATAACTGGCGGAAGTACCCACATCACTACTGCCGCAAACTCCGTGTTTGTAGGAGCGTCTACCGAGGCATTAGCCGATGGGGACACTAATGAGACTGTAGTTGGATACAATGCCATAGGAGCAGGAAGCAATTCGGTTGTATTGGGGAATTCAAGTGTAACAACCACTGAATTACAAGGGAATATAGGTCTTGGAACTTCAGTCCCAACTTCTAAGATTCAAGTAAAAGGCACTTGTGCTTCAATCGGTCCCGTGGGTGCCTGTTGGACCTCAACAGGACAAATGGGTTATTGTAGTGGGGCAGCGAATGTCTGTACCACATGTACTGCATGTTAAAAAAGGAGAAGTTATGAATAGAGCATTAATTCTTATTCTCGGATTAATTGGAGTTCTTTTATTAAGTAATGTTATTAAATCATGGGCACAGATTCCAACGAGCTATATATCTTCGGATTGCTCAACGGCCTATGTCAACTCTATCAACCCGAGTACAAATCAGGTAGACACCAGCACTTACTCTAGTGCGCAGATCAATGCAGCGATTGCGATGGCCCAAACAGCCGAGAATAAACTACGTCAGCAAATCGCTCAAGACGACGTAACCATTGATCTATATTTGCCTTTGCAATATGGCATTGCTGAATGTCTTGCCAATCAACAATCTAACCAGGCTAACGCCTCCTAATATAAGGATATTGTCATGTCTGACAAGTGGGATGGGAACCCTCGACGGAAGAATGATATTTATATGGTTGCCCTTGAGAGCAAAGTTGACCAGATGTTTGCTTTCCTGAGGGGAGAATTTGGAGATGAAGGACTTAATGGCGAGAAAATAGAAGGACGCACTACCAAGACATTGCGCGAAATAGTGACTCAAGCAAAATTAACAAATGGAAGGGTTACTAGCTTGGAGCAATGGCAACAAGAAGAGAAGGTCTCGAAGAAGAACAAAAAGGACGGATTACATAATAGATTAAATCTTGTGTCAATCTGTTGCGCTGTGATCTGTGCTGTCACAGCCATTGTAATGATTTTTAAACCAAAATAAAAAGGAGAGACGAGGATGAATATCCAATCGTGGTTAGCATGGGCAGCGCAGCATAAGGGGTTAATTGTTATTCATTTAATAGCTTTTGATCATATCATTTCTCAAGGATTTCAGGCAATCGGATGGACCAAGTGGGTGTCGGTATTAGAAACCATCGCCACGTTTTTAGGTGCCGTCATCACTGCGACAAAGCAAGTAATTGCCGCGAATAAAAAAACGGCAGCCATTATCATTGTCGGCGGTTTATTGATGCCATGGGTTATAGCACCGAGTGCTCACGCTGATATTTTCCAGCCAATTCCACATAGAGCCGAGACCAAACAATTCTTGGCAGATGTCAATGGGCTATCAACAAATGCTGATACATTATTGACCGATGCGGCCGCCATTATTAATTATTTAGGTGTACGCGAGGGATATGCTTACCAATTCAATCAACACAAGTGGGTGACAACCACCGGAGCAACAATTGTCAGCTATACCCCTTGGAATGTAGCCTTGGGCGTTACTATGCTTAATACCGACGGGGTTGTCGCTGATATTGATTGGAATATAGGAAATTATCTGCCTGTTCAAGATGTTCCCATTATGAACTTGACTCAATATCTCTATATCTTTGGTGGTGCGGGTGCACAATTAAAGACTGAAGATGATGGTAGTCAGCCCATGAAATTCGCTTCTGTGGGAGGTATAGAAGCAAAGTTTTCATTCTAATATGACTATCCACATTCCAGCATGGGTGGTCATCTCGGTGCTAACGACAACAGGCATTGTGGTCGTCGTTGGTTTATGGTTAAAGAAAATATCAAAAGGATTAAGCTAAGGAGATTAAAATGCGTAAAATCAAACGTTATGGTTGGAAGCCCTCATTGCCACACAATGTTAAAAAATATTCTTCCTGCCATGAATTTGTGGCCGAACTTCCAGCTCTTATCGATTTAAGGTCCCATTGCCCGGCAGTATATGATCAGGGTGATTTAGGGTCATGCACAGCCAATGGCATTGCAGGTGCTATCCAGTTTGTCCAACCTGACGTAATGCCATCTCGTTTGTTCATTTATTATAATGAGCGTGGGATCGAAGGAGATCCTGATCAAGATGGCGGTGCAGAAATTCATGACGGCATCCAAAGTATTTCCAAGCAAGGTGCATGCGCTGAGACCGAATGGCCTTATGACATTTCTCAGTTTGCGGTATGCCCTCCTGAGCAATGCTATACCGATGCCCTAAAGGATTTGATCAAAGATTATTCTTCCTTAGACAACAACAATGATATCAAGCAGGCTCTTCATGCTGGATATCCGGTTGTCTTTGGTATGACCGTTTATGAATCTTTCGAGTCTCCAGAAGTGGCCAGCACCGGGATGGTACCGATGCCTGCCAGCAGTGAAGAGGTCATTGGGGGTCACTGTATGTTAATTGTTGGTTATGATGATGAAAAGCAATGCTTTATTGTCCGCAACAGCTGGGGGGCATCATGGGGCATATCTGGATATTGCTATATCCCCTATTTGTATATCTCCCAATTCGCATCTGATTTCTGGACGATCTCTTAAGGGGGAATTTATGAATAGAAAAGGTCAGCAGCTATGGGAAGTGACATTGTTGTTGAGCGTGGTTTTGATTGCCATCGCTTGGTTCATGTCTAACCAAAAGACAACCTCTAATGACTTTCATTCCGGTTCTTCTCAGGTCACCCATACCGCGGACTCAAAACCATTCATAAGCCTTTTTAATTTCACTTGGTCAAGTTCTGGAGACATCAAAAATAAGGCCGCCACTGGTCCTGGGGCTTCGATTGTAGCCCCAGCGCCAGCGGAGCAGCCATCTACCCCTCCTCAGCAGCTTAAAATAGATTTTGGCATCCCCACAAACCATTTAGGACACCTTTCTCCATGGGAAAGATTTGGCATGGACTTAGTCATTATATTGGTGGTAATGGGCGTTGGTGGCCTTTTAGATGCCTTGGGAGGAGATCATTGGCTATTCTGCCGAAGAATCATGATGCCTTTTCTTCTTGGGATAGGTATCAGTGCGGTCGTGTTTAGCTTTTATGACGAATGGTACAATTGGTTGACTCTAATCCTTATTATGCCCATGTGGGGGACATTAAGTCTTCCATATTCAAATGATGGAAATTTTGGCCGGGCATTATGGATGGTTCTTAGTGCCGTGACCGGAGGACTTTTTCTAGTGCTCTTATCGTGTTTTTGTCATACCCATCTTTTAGCATGGTGGCTTTATATCGCCTATATAGTCATAGCCGGTATATTCGGGGGGAAATACAAGAACTGGAAGCAATTTAAAGGTGACTGGATTACAGGAAGCTTTGCGCTGTGCTCATTAATATTGTACGTTTTTTTAAGTCTGCAACTATCCCTTTAGGCCGCGTCTTTTCATATAAACGAATTTTTCTCTTTGGGTCATGCGCTCCTTTTTCTTTTCTATGGGAGCGATGATGCTTATCTGCTTCCTTAAGTTGGCGATTTCCGCCATATTGTCATCATATTTATTGATGTAGGTATTCTTCTCTGCTTCCTTTAGGAAGTCCTCTGCATGCTTAGTATCTCCCTTTATCAAAGACATGATGGCTCCCCAAATAAGAAGACGGAAATCTTTTGGATCATTGATTAATCCCTCGAATGTCTGGGCTGAGGCCATTTCTTGCTTCCCTTCGTTCATTAGGTCCTGAATCAAATTGTGTCGGTACCAAGACAGTGCAGGAAAGTGACGGAGGTGGTATTGATAAAATGAAGTAAGGTCTTTATACATCGGGTACACTTCAGAGAGGCAAATACAATAATAAGCACAAAATGCTATTAATAATGGGACATAGAGAATCCCGGCCATTGATAAAAAATATGAAAGGAAAAACATCATAAATACATTTGGCATGCTGCAATATCTATCTGATAGAATTTGGGTCACGGGCAAGACGGCTGACCATTGCAGAGTGGCTAAAACAAAGAATCCAAAAAATCCAATATACCTATGAGGAAGAATAAAAAATATAATCGCACACGCACCCAAAGCTGCTGTGCCTTTAAAGAAATAAGCATCAATTTTATACGCATCTTCTGTCCCCTCCTTAGTTAATCCCCACTTCAAACGATCAGGATATTGCATCGCACATACTTGAGGGAATATCATCTTCCAAAAAAAGAAACCAAAGGTCTTGACGATGACAATAAATCTGGTAGGTTTGAAAGTTTTCAGATCCCCATCTGCCATGACCTCCATGCGCCCACGACATTTTCCTATAATATATTGACTCCCGGCCAGCAGGAATATCGGGATCAAAAGAAGGAACCATGGGGATTTATTTAAAAGTAATATTGGTGAGAAAATGGCGGTGACTTGAAGTAGTCCACTAAAAAGATATAGGGCGGGTGCAATAATTGGCACCAACATCATTGTCAATACCAATATAATATTTATCGCATACCGACGGCCATTGAGCCACAGGGATGTCTGGTTATTAATTGGATTACAAATATAGAGAACCGCGGCACCAAAAGATATCTTGTCGTGCCCTAGTGCAAAAAACATAAGTATCGCAATGGTTGAGTTAATGGCTATCTTTACCCAATGTTCTAATTTGACATTTGTACCGAACGTGGTACCGCTATAGAGGTGATCTGAAATAAACTCTTGGAAATTGTTAAAATTCCTTATCTTGGAAATAGGGAAAAAACCCAACTGGCGCCTCTTCTGGTACCATTGGTAATCATCCATAATGACATCATATGTCGTCGAGTGAAAGTATAGAGCAATATTAATGAGGATTAGAATAATCGATGGAATCACTGCTGCCTCCGGGTATGGTGATGTAAAGAAAGATAGAAAACGCAAAAAATAGAATGAATACCACACATGCAATGAGGGCATCAATCAATAACTTCAGAACCGTCTTTAACCAATTTTTGTACGGCATCTCGAATCTCCTCTTGAAGTTTGATGGCATAGAGAGAATAGTGAGTTGAGAATTTTACATTTAGCCAATCAATGACTTTACCCACATGATGCACAGACCAATACCCAATAAACATGAGAAGAGGGATAGAGAATAAAAACATACCCAGAAGTATGTCTGGATTTTTAAGCTTAAGCGTATAATAAATACCGAATATAGCCATAATGACGTACCTAAAATTATTAAACAGATCCAAGCCGCGCTGACAATAGAAGTAATAGCGAATGAGTTTATTTTTGGTTCCATGCCAATACTCCTGTTCTCTTTGATCGACGGGTTTTTCCATTACTTACCTGCCATAATTCTAGCAGTCATCGTTGAAAATTCTCTCAAATGAAGGACTTTAAAAAGCTTATGGCAAAGATAAATGCTAGGAAGATATTGGCCAGTCTCGAACTTTGCGATTGAAGCTCGGCTGCAACCGGCAAGCTTGGCAACATCATCTTGGGTAAATCTCAATTCTTCTCTTTTCGATCTCAATAGATCACCTAACATTTTTCTCCCTTTCTCGACCAGCCATATATCCTTCGCGTCTACCATTGGAAAGTCCAATAGTATACCCAACCATATATGCAGCGGCGGCGATTAATAATTTAATAAAAATTGATATCATAATACCCCGATCTCTTTTAATTTTTTCTCTAATTCATCACAGTCGTGAATTACCCAGTAATAATGACCACACTTATTTGCTAACTTCTCAAATTCCACTTGATCTGGAGATTGTTTTTCTCCATCTAATTTTGCTTCGATCCATATCATGGGAACAGTAGATTCCCATTGTGGTTCCCTAGTGGTAAACTGGTTCCATCTCACAGGCATTACCCATAAGTCAGATATGCCTTCCCGGCCAAGCCTCATCTTATATAACTTATTTTTGCCTGGGATACAGACTTTTCCAGCCTGTTGACGAGACCAGAAGGCGATCTTGCCCATATTTTCAAGGACCTGTAAGTAATTTCCAAGAGCAGTTACCAAGGAGCTCTCAGTTCTTTTTTTGAATCCAGACATTATTTAATCAGCGTCGCGCGAGATGCCAACGCCCCCAAGAAGTTGGTAAGCTGAACCTTGTCGAGCGTGATGGTATCAACCTTCTTGTCCAGAAGGATCACTATTTTATTTCCTTGAACGCCGACGGATATTTTTAACGCATCCTGAGGTTCTAAGCCCGGCGAAGCCTTCGGAGTTAATCCTAAAGCTTCTTTAATTTTTTTTAACATTTTATCCTTTCTATACCAAAGATCCTGCAATGTCTCTTTCTTTGGCAAATAAATACTCCACGTCATTATATTTTGTAGCAATGACGGGGCCGTTAATAAGCACCATATCCCCGACTTTGTGGGTAGTTTTTATAAATCCCCCGAATTCCCATCTGCCGGGTCCTATGGCCAAGATTTCAAACGGAATCATATCTCTTGGGGTATTGACAGAATCTTTTGGCACATGGATAAGGGATTTTTTCTCATGCTTTTTAACAAGCATGAAGTCTTGATCAGGCTTGATGATAGGGTCATTTAGAATTGAATCTTTCATTTACTCCTCCTCGATTATACTGTTGCCGTTAAATAAAATACTGAATACCAAGAAAATAGCATCATCCAATATGGCCTTCCCTGTGGAATTCTAACGCCTCTTTCTGTCCATAGCATCATTCCTGAAATAAAAACACCATAAATATACAAGACAAAAATAAGCAAGATTAAGACGACCATCGCATTAAACTCCCCGCTGACTGGCCTTTTTAAATTTATTAATAAAGTGTTGAATGAATGGTTTCTTCTTCTCATGGTGAGGCTTAATATCTGGACGGCTCGCACCAGGAATTCTTGGCTCCAATCGTCCTATTAATATCTCCGCATCCATGGCCACCCTCTTGGTGAAACCGAATTTCTTGTGGGATAATTCTTCTCTTAACCTTATCGTCCAATATTTTGCCTTAGGCCAATCAGGATTTTCTAAAAAGAATTTTAGACGTCGTGTTGCATTTTGTGGTGCGGGAGGAGTTAGTTTCATGCTATCCTTTCATTTTGTGTGATATGGCACAAAAATATTCTATGAGGATAAATAGAAATTGCAAATAAATATATATTTATTTTTCCTTCTTGGGAATCGGATCTCTGAGTGCACTCAATCGCGTGGTCTTTTGTTCGTTCGTCCCACGGGCGTCCTAGGACTGGCTAATTATTCCCAAGAAGATTAGACCACTTCGAACCATGCTAGGCGAGCATTACCATCTTTGCGTAGGCCCCTTAACAAAGATTCTTCGTCGCTAATCCTTCGTATTTTCCCTTCTGAAACAAAGTCACGAATGGTGCGTTCAGCGCGAAGATAGAAATTCTCAAGGCTATAATTGCGGATGTCAACATAATTAAAAATCTTCTTCTGTTGGCACCAACTAAAGAATTCTTTTTGTTTTATAATTTTTTTTGTCATTTCCACCACCCCCTATAGTTGCAATAGATAAAGTAAGGAATTGATCTAATGGGCGTCTTTTGTTCTGCGTTTGGCTTGGAAAACCATGCGGTGATTGCATTAATAGGAGGAACCCAGATAAAAATTATCCTCCATATTATTCCCAAAAATCGTCTCATAGAACTTTCAATTCTTTTAGCTTCAAATAACACTTATAGGTGGCGTCTACATCTTCTTTACTGTTGTGAGCCTCGAAGTTCTCATTGAATAGCTTAAAATGTAATTCCACCAGAGTCGGCCACTTTGCACCATACTTACCTGGGATATTGCAGAATTTAGTGGTTTTGTGCATGGTATCAACCCGACGATCCTTATGAAGCAATTCTTCCATTCTTTCAAATGTGCTGGGAGGAACCGTATTATTGGCCACCATACGTAATACATTGGCCTTAATAATAGAGGTATCAAAAAATAAATTGTGGCCTACGACCTCTTCTGCACCGGCAGCATCATCCAGAAGTTGTAATAATGCCATGGCTGCCGTGATCGTGCTGGCATTGGCCATTTCATTGGTAATTCCGTGGATTCGGATAGAATCTTCTGGGATCAATCGGCCTTCTTGATTGATGATGAAGTATTTGGTTTCTTCATCATTTATCTTATATGCTAAAGTGACAATGAATGGATAGGACATAAAGTCTGACTCATAGTTTGCTTCTTTGTTTGGCAGGCCGGTGGTCTCCGTATCAATAGTTAAAATCTTTCGCTTTGGAAGCCCTACTGATACTTGGGTGCTGCATGATTCGTCTCTCTCGTCCATAAATCTCCTTTTTAAATATCCAGAATTAGTTCTGAATAGTGAATGGGCTTTGTTAATACCTTAGTGGTCTTGCAATAATCGCAAGCCTCGCATCGGTCGGGATCTGCTTTTCCTTCTTTTAAATCCTTTATCCTTTGAATATTGGGAGCCACTGTTGATAGCATGCTATCAAGATCATATTGCGTGAATCCAATAATGGCGATATCAGGAACCCTTTCCTTTGTGGCAGCCGCTATAAAGAAAGGGAGGGATTTCCCAAGGCCCATTGTCACCAGCTTTTGATACACCGCTCCCTGTATGTCATACCCCCAATATTCGACAAATGACATATACCCCTGATCTTTAACCCAATGAGACTCCCTGATGCCTCTCATGACCTTTAAATCAGTAATATAACGGGCTCTGTCCAAGGAATCTACCTTGCATTTCCATGGCACACCAAATATCTCCCCGGTAAATATCACCTGTTTCTCGCCAGAGAGGTATTTCATCATATAATCGTCACGTTCAATACGATTAATGATGTCATCCGCCTGCACATAATCAGACTTAAGACCACCGTTAGTCTTTAATATCTCGGGATGCTGAGCTTTAAATATATCTAAAGTTCCCTCAAAATGCGCATCCACATAAGACCCAACCAGTAGCGGGACGGTCATTTCCATCTTCCATTCGCCCCGCATCTTAGCCAATGCCATGGCCTCACACCCTCTCTGCCCCATTGTTCCTACAAAATCTTTGTATTGGGATACAGAGAAATATTTAGTCATGGCCTCCGGTGAGAAATAATTTTCGGGGGTCAAAATCATGACGTCTTCCGAGAGTTAGCGATCATTTCTTCAATTTCCCACTCACTCTTGTCGGGATTCTTGGCTCGTAATTCAGCCTTTAATTCAGCATCCGGGTCCTTATCTGTGGACGAGCTACCCCCTGTTTCTTGGGTAGCCTTGTCCTTATTTTTATTAAAAGGATCTTCGACATTGACATCCACTACTTTTTTATTACCACGCACTTCTGTCTCGGCGCCTTCTTCAAAGGCCTTGTCCTGTTCAGCGTGATCAAAATCTAATGCGAGCATTTTGCAAAGACGGCGCAAGACTACCTTCTTGCACATTTCTCCATAAGACTTATCCCATGCCGGGCTATTGGGAGCCTTAGAGAATTTTCGGCGGATATCTTCGATCTCTTTTTTGCTCATGGCCTCATATCTCATGGATCCATCCATAAAATAGGCCACAGCAAAAACACCCATAATCTCACCGTCATTAAATAATTTTGGTTTGAAATTAAGGGTTTGTTTGCCTGCCTCAATATTAATATCAAGCTCGTCCCCTTGTCTAACGAGCTGGGCATAGACATCCAAAATTGGTTGCTGGCTATATTTCTTAACCAGCTTAATTTCACCCTTATAATCGGTTTGGAAATTCAATTCGGTCCCATAGGGAATGGCATAACATTCCCGACGGAAGAAGTCCAGACCAAGATATGCTCCTTTGATCATGGTCCGGGCAACGCTCATTGGAGAGCATTTCTCAATTTCTTTGGTGTCATTAAGAACTGTCAAGCAGTTTTGCAGAAACCTTGTTTGGTTAAAGTTCTTCGGCAATGCGTCCACATGCTTGGTAAGTAGACCATTAAGCTTCTCTGCTACATCATTTAACATCTTTGTTTTTGGGGTCATTTCTATGGGTGCCTGTGTCGTCATACATTCTCCTTTGCTTTGCGTAGCCATCCACCTTTGACGGCTGTTGATATAAAAGCTAAACTCCATCCCCGCGTCCATCCAAAGTGATAGACCTTGTGGCGATAGAAAACGTACTTCTGTGATAGAATTAATTTAACTGCCTGCTCAACTGTTTTAATCTTTACACTGGGTCGCCATTTTTTCTTATATTCCATAAATCTCCTTATGCATTATTTTGCACATATCAAAAAGGCTTCCGTGGTGCTTACGAGCGATATCAAACATCTGTTCTACAGACAAGGTTTTAATTCCTTTTGATGGGGATTTTACCTTGATATATTTTATTAAGTTCTCAACTCCGAATTCTGTCTCTCCGGTTAAAGGGCAAAGCCATTTATCCGTTGTCGGCCAGAAGTCAATCTCATTAACTCGCCAATGAGTATCAGAGAACTCTTTCCATTTTAAACCAGCCTTGAATAAAGATTTTGCTGCTTCTCTTTTAATTTGTTGTTTGATTGGATTCATGTTATGGCCAGTGTGGGAGGATTTGAACCTCCAAGACCCTCATCTTTTTCAGAAACCTATTTTGTAGGTCAACCGCGCTTTTCATCGGGATATCCGATGATAGTGCTGATCTTCGCGTGAGGCCGTTAAGGTATTGCGTCGGTTCGGGGTTCTCCGATACCAACTTCGATTATAAATCGATTTCACCCTATTCTGTCAATCAACGTTGCCCGCTACCAATTACGGGAGATTACACACAGTTATTATAATTCCACTACGTGAAGGGTATCCTCGTCCGTAGTTCTTGTTGCTACAAATTGCACGCCCTTTTCTTTTAGATTAGCGTATATTTTTTCTCTTTTGGCCGTGGCAAGACGTTCAATGCCGTCAATTAATATCATCTGCAAGGCATTTGAATTTCGGGTGGCGACTCCAATGCACAACTCAAACTTCTCGCCCTCGGATAGATTAGATATGGGCAGGCCATTGATTAATGGAAGGCCATCTTTAATGCTGAGGCCTTCAATTGGGATATTTGCGGTGGCTAATATTTCTCCCGGCAATGTTCTGGCCTTCTCAATTTTTTCAGTTAAGGCCTGAGAATCTGCCACGAGCTTATCCACGTCTTCTTTCAATTCGATCATACGCTTATATTCATTAACGAATGATTTCATTTTTTCAGTGTTCTCTGCTTCCTCCTGGAGATCATTAAAATTAGTAGTCTCCAATTTTGCTAATTCTTCATGCTCTTTGACCTGTCCTTCCAGCTCGGCCACATTGGCATCATAGGTCTTCTGGGTAATCGCTATCTTGTCCAGCTTCTTTTCCTCAATGGTGTCAATTTCTTTTTTGTAGGCCTTGATTTTATTCTCAAGCTCGACGATTTGTTTCTCAAGAGAGGTGCGCGTATGAGTGGCTTCCTTATCAATGGCTGACTTCTCAATCTCTAATTCAGCTTGGAAGCTTCTGACACGATTATCCCTATTCTTAACGATGGCCTTGGCATTTTCGATTTCATTATTCTTATATCGAATGGCCTCAATTTTTTTGTATAGTTCTCCGAGATTTACGGATTCCCATTTTTCAGCATCATATTTATCTGGGAGATTCTTTGCAATCTCCTCAATAAATGCCTGCTTATTTCTAGCCTCTCGGTTAAACTCTTCACGACGTTTAAAGTAATAGCCTTCTTTGTCCTGTATTTCATGCAGAACACCTAGAATGTTCTGCTCATAATTCACATCCGGTGGGATTTCACCAAATTGGGACCTGATCCAATTTAAATCCCACTTGAAATCAATTAGGTCAAGGATAATGCGGTTTTGTTCCTGCGGAGGCATTGTAGAGAATTCTACGGGGTTTAATTGCAGTTCAGTAAATAGTTCGCGGACGAAAGACTCGTTTTTCTCGATCTTATCCCCTTCTTGCTTGATAGATTTATAGTCGGCTTTATTTGTCCGTGATTTACGGTGGATGCTAAGACCAGTATCGGTCTGAATGAATACTTCACCTTCTTGCTCGCCAGCCAATATAATATATTCGCGTTCTGATTTATTGGTCAGGGCGTACTTAATGGCATCGATTACCGCTGATTTGCAGACGCCATTCTTCCCGGTTAATTCGATATCTTTTCCATCTGAGTAAAATTCTTTGATTCCAAATAAATTTCTAATTCTTAGTTTTGATATTTTCATAGCTCTCCTTATTAAGTAAATATCTTTTTTGTTGGATTGCCTGAACCGATCTATTTAAAGATTTCGCTAATATAAAATCTGGAACCCGACAGCCGAGCATCCAAATATCATGATCAGTCCATGGCCTATTAGTTCTTTTTATCGGTTTTGATTTGGAATAATTGTCCTTGCGTGATTTATTCCTGAGATCCTTATGCGCCTTCCTATACTTTTTCTTGCGGCCAATATATTTATTGGAATTTTGTTTTTTTATTTCTTCGGGGGTGAATATTCTTTTTAACATGGCTTAATGATCGGACCGTTTCCGCTTTTCTTCATCTTTCTAATTAATCTTTCAGAGGCCCTCTCGCCTGAATACCGATCAATGGCTTCATTGTGACTCTTAAAAAGGTTAGGGCAATGCTGTTTAAAGGGATGGTTTTTGCTTACTTTCCTACGCATTGACCCTGATTTTTTAATTTTAATCATATCCTTATAAATCCCAATAGATTATTTATGTGACCCAAACGATAGTGCTCTCTCTTTACCTTTGCGGGATAGCGACCCACGTTACCTTCAATGGTGGTTATGTATTCCCCACGCACGTTTTCAATAATTCCCACGTGTCCAAGTCCACTTCTGCGGCCTCCTCTATAAAAACAGATAATGTCTCCGCTTCTCGGACTTGTGACGCGGGAACTTCTATAATCTCTCCAGTATGATTTCGCCGATAATAGGTAACGATTGGTCTTATGCGCCTTGGTGAGCGTCCATGATACAAATGCAGCGCACCATGAAACATCTTGACCTTTGGTATACATTTCGACGATGGGACCTTGGTTTTTGCCACCGATCTCTCCTCTCCCTAATTGGGATTCTGCTATTCTGACAGTTAATGGAATTTCTTGAGCATGGGCTGGAATATGAATAAGAAATATTAAAATGACGGGGAAAACCTTTCGCATTAATTTATTAAACCAAGCAGTGATGGGATTAAGCCTGTGATAGAATTGATCTACATGCGGATATTTTCGTCCCTCTCTTAACATATCGGCACAGTCCTTCCGGTCATGAGGAGTGCCATATTTCTTTCGACGTTCCTCAATGCGCCGCTCAGCTTTACGCCAATCCCTCTTGGTTGCCAATATTTTATTGATATCGTTTTCCATATTATCCACCAATGGCTGCTGGTTCATGTGTTCCCATAAAGCTGGATACCATGATGAAGAATGTGATGATGGCAAAAAGGACTATGAAAGTCTTTGTACCCATACCCACATTTACTTTAAACATTTCGGCATATCGTGCCAAAATGTAAAGACTGATTATTATTCCTATTGATGGTATCATTTGACAACCTTTCCTTTTGGCCTGCCACGTTTTTTTCCTTTTCGGCATGGCATACAACCATTAATCCTAGCTGCCATTGCTTTCTTCATAGTTTTTATTTTCCCCAAGATTCGGGCTGCTTCGCTCGCTTGACTCATAATAAGAGTATAATCCATCGATGGGTTTTGTCAAGAACTTTCTACAAGAATTATATTCTTGGCGATCTTGCCCTTTATTTCAATGCCCATCTCGTCGGGGTTCTTCTGTAATGCCTGAACAATTCTCTTGGGGACCAAAGGATTAAATTCAATTTCAACATCAATCGTCCCATCTGGGCGTTGCTCAAAACTCTTTACGCGTCCCACATTCATTTTACCTTTTGGTGTTGGAATTACGGCAATGCGATCAAAATCAAGGGTATATTTAATGCCACTCATAGTCCCTCTTTCTCAAATAATTCTTGGCGAAGGTAATCAACCCCAATGGTAGATGCCTTACCGACTGTCTGCTCAAAAAGAAGCTTCATCCTTTCACGTACATTTCTTCTCCCAAAATCAATGGCCTCAAATTTTTGACGCTCTACCTCTCTAAAGAGGGCTACCAAATCCATGACGGGGGGAACCCCAAATTTTTTATTTTGTTCCTCCTCATATGCTTCGTCGAGATATTCTAAGATAGCATTAAATTGAGGCCAATATTCTGTCAACATAATTGGTTCTCCACCTTTTTTCTGAATTTCTTTAAATCTTTGATTAATTTTTTCAGATGGCTTCATATCTTCCCTTTCAGTTTTAGTTCCTCAATATCTGCTTGCGTGGAGTAAGAAACATATACAACACAATTATCCTTAATCATCTGTAAAGATGTGTTAGGCTTGGAGTAGATTCTCAACAAGTCGTCCCCATTCAATATAATCCTTACCATATTAGGAGGAAGATTGCTAAATACCCCATTTGGTAATTCTTCGACAGTGAAATTAATTTCCATCTTTCTTGTTCTCTCTTTCGGTTGGCATATCCTTCCCAAAAACGAGCACCCTCATGTCTTCTAAATGCTTATCCTTGGCCTCTAATAGCCCTTGAATTTTAAAGTCATTGTCGGTCTTAACTCCATGTTTATCTAAGGCCGTAGATAAAGCGGTAAGAATATCAGGAGCTAAATTCTTATCAAATATCATGGTTGATTCAATCCTCATATTCCTCTCATTTAATTCTTCAAACTCAATTTTAACTGGCTTGGCAATATAAGTCTTGCCGTTAATTTCTTGAGTAAGAAGAATTCCAATGGCAAATCCATAATCCATGTTTTGGATAAATACTTCGGTTTTTTTCATTGTTTCTTCTCCTTCTTTTTTCGAAAGTCGCCCGATCTGGGACAGGTTGCAAAATGACTGGTCATTGTTTTGGGATCAAACTTCTCTACCATCTCAAGTTCTGGCTTCCAATCCACCGGCATCATCTTTCCAGACTCAGTGGTGCACCAGATAATGCTTTTCCCACATCCTTGACACATGCAAAGGGTTCTTCTGCCCATATTGTCTCCTTAATAAAATTTTTCTTGAGAAACTTCATTCTTAATACGACGCTCAGCAATCTTTATGTATTGTGGATTCAGCTCTGTTCCTATAAAATTTCTGTTTAAGAAAGACGCCACCAAAGCGGTGGTCCCCGCGCCCATGAATGGATCGAAAACAACCCCATGGGGGGGGGAGCCAGCCAAGATGCAAGGTTTTATTAATTCTTCGGGGAAGGTAGCAAAATGCGCTTCTTTAAAAGGCATTGGAGACACGGACCACACTGACCTCTTGTTTACGCCAAGAGGATGATGCACTGCTTTCATGTTACCGTTATTCTTTCCTGGAACCCTATCGCTGCCAGTCTGGTTTTCTAGATTTTTTTCTCCAAGCCTCAATATAGAAGATGCTGCCAATGGAATCCTAATCGCATCTTGATCATAATAATACCTTGGAGACTTGCTTAATAAAAATATATATTCATGGGCTTTTGTGCATCTATCCTCGACGGATTCTGGCATGCAATTAGGTTTATGCCAAATAATATCCTGACGTAAAAACCACCCATCAGCACGAAGCGCAAAGGCCACCATCCATGGGATACCACAAAGGTCTTTTTCTTTTAAATTTTCTTGCTTAATTCCTCTCTTTGGACAATTCTCAACCTCTGAGAACTTCTGGCCAGCAATAGATTGTTTTGACTGACGTTGACCTTTGCCGGGCCTGTAATTGTAATATGAATCCCCTAGATTTATCCATAGCGTCCCTTCTTTCTTAAGAACTCTTCGACACTCTCTAAATAAATCAACTATCTTTTTCACATATTCCTCAGGTGAATTTTCTAGTCCTATTTGGGAATCAATCTTGATAGCACCGCACTTCCCACAAACTCCACCCCTCCATCCCTCCCTTTCATGATTTGAATTATTGGATGAACTCTGCAAGGTTGAAGTGTTTTCTTTATGAGATGATTTCCGTGAGTGATTACAGGAAGAGTCTCCTCCTTGCCATTTCCCTGTCCCATAGTCTCGCAGGCCCCAATAAGGAGGGGATGTAACGATAGTGTCTACGAATTCATCTGGCCAGGTCCGGGCGATTTCAATCGCATCCCCTTGGTGTATTTTGTTTATGATATCCTTCATATTTTTCCTTATTAAATCATCGCTTCCACATTGCCCTGCAACTCTTCAGCTTTCTCAATGATGCCCGTATCGCTCGGGTTTAATGAGTGCATGTCGCGCGTGAATTCCTTGATAGCCGCAATGAACTTCTTGATGCTCTTGTTGTAGCGGGCTTCTATTTCCTGATCAGGATCAATTTTCTTGCGCTCTTTGATCATAGAGGTTAAATCTTTGTTCAATTGCGAAGCATCTGTTCCCTTCTTAAATACTTTATCGCGTAGGGTAGAATAATCCTCACGAGTAAGGTTGCGATCAGCGCGGGCGCGGCGGAGCACATCCAATGGCTCATAGGAAGGAATGATGGCCACTTCTCGACCTGAACTAAATTCGGCCTTTAAATATTCAGGTTCTTGCTCCTCGACAAAGAAATAGGTCTTGACCAGCTTCATGCCCAGAGCTTTCTTCATGCCAAGTTCTTTAATGAGATAATCCTCGAATTTCTCATGTCCCCATTGATGATAAAGCTTATCGCGCCAAACCGTATATAGGGATTGACCCAAGAATATCCATGAGGTCTTAAAGGTCTTGGCGTTAGCGGTTAATTCATTCCTTAGCGTTTCTGTTTGCATGATTTTCTCCTCGATTGTTATTGTTTTAAACGCATTTCATCTTCATAAAGCCAGACTTCTTTTGCCTCTGAATTATAAAAATATCGCACCTGATATTTAATGCCTGTCTGGGTTATGGCAATTTGAGTAATTCTCCCAACCAAGTCTAATGGTATGATAACGACCTCATTGCCTAGATTGTGTTTTAGTTCCATATTTATCTCTCTAAGAAGGAATGATGCACCCAATAAACGATGGGCATTGATTATAATGGTTGATTGTCTTGGCCTTTTCGCATCCCCACATGGGAAGGATTATTAATGTCAATAGTAAAATATTATTTTTTCCCATATAATAAATTTTCATTCTCGTATATGTTTCCAATAATTTCAATCTCTCCAAATAAAGGCCTTGATCCAGTTTTAATGTTAAATATAGGCCTAAACAAGAATCCTGAAAATAAGGCATCATATGATTTAGAAAATTCACATATAGCGATCTGCCCACGCTCATCTTTTAAAATATCTCCCTCATAAATTTTTTTGTCGTTCTTGTCTTGGAGGCCTGTGAATTGCATAATCGGACACTGCCTCATCATGGAGGATGAATCATGGTGAAGGTAAAAACCAGCATCTCTGCTGTCTTCTCTGTATCCGAAGTAAACCATTCCGGGGCCATATTCTTCGCCATCTGAATCTTTCCATCTTAAAAACACTCTAAACTTTATTTCCCTCATATTCCCGTCGCTAAGTAGATGAAGTTATTAGAAACATTTTTGTAAGAACCTAATAATCATTAAAATCCCAACGCCTATTAAATTCCATCCAATGAAAAATAAAGAAAAGATATTCATACTCACCCCTTCCCCTCAACCACGAGCAGAGATGGTAGGGAGAATATGATGGCATCCCCAATTTCTTTTTCTAATCCATATACTAAATACCGTGAAGTAACATGCTTAATTATATTATTTAAGCTTTCACTATCAAGCGTGAGGGACTTTTCGCCTTGAAGATTAATGGCATCATTAAAACCACCATTCCTTTCACCATCAGAGCCATATACCGCAACTCTTTCTCTTTTATCAATCATTAACCCAGGTATATATTTTAGCTTAACCATATTCCCCCTAATTGTTATTCCTTGACTGATTTATCCTCATTTTTCTTCAACTCTCCAAACGTAAATTCTCTTCCGTAATCTTCAATAAGAAAAGAGGTGTTACAATCCATAGTATCTAGAACTTTTATCAATTCGTTTACTTTTAAATTGCTCACATCTATGCTTATTCTCATATTCCCCCTATCTCGGTGTTAAGAAGCGTTAAACATCCATTAAAGTAATAATCTCAATCTCTGGTAGCCAATCTGAGCCTTGATTTAATACCGTTCTACATTTAACGATCATATTCCTCTCCTGGGTGGGGTTAATCATTAGTAAATACTAGATGAAGACATCTTAGGCACTCTAAATATCTATCTAAGCATCTACCAATATCGTCATTTTCTCCGTCACTCCAATATAATTCTCCAATTATTTCTATATCGTGGTTATTAGTGCGTTGATGAGCTATAATAACTCTAACGAAGTCACATTTATTAGAATCAATCAAAGCTAATACTCCAACCTTCCAAATATAACTTGTTCCTTTATCTAGCCATTTATCCCCATTAATTGCATCGTCATTTACGTCTTCTTTGTATTGAATGTTATAAACACTTTCAAGGTCGCTACATTTTTTTCTAGCGTATTCTATTAAAAATTCCTTCATCTCACCCTCCTATAAGCTTGTGGATTGCTTTGGCTATTTTATGAGCAGATGTCTCAATACTATCTTCATCAGGTATTGGTACATTTAAAATGACCTTCTCAATTTGCTCAACTCTCGCAGACGAGGGGATGCCAAATAACCTATATACTTCTCTAATTAGCTGTATTTCTCTATGGTCGTAATACATTTCTGACATTTTTCTTGTTATGTCATCCAACGGCACCAAAGAAGGGGAGGGCTTAGTACACTTACAATCCTTAACGGCATCATGGCATATATGGCAATGAGTTCCGAAGTATCCACCATTGGTTTTAACTGACCCCACCCCCACGGGAAGATTGCCGATTTCGTAGATCATCCTATTTTTCATACAGATTTGACATCCTTCATATTCAGCGCCTATATAGCATGGAATGGAATCGTGCTTATGAAGTGTCTGCTTCGGGAAATGCGGTAGATCACGGACTTTAAGCTCACTTTTCTTCATTGGTTATCTCCTTAATCTTTGTATGGATCTGTGATGTCTTCCCCCGCCATACAGACAATGACCGGATGGAGCACCTCAGTGATCTTAATGGATGTGGCGTGTTCGCCCAAGACGTTCTCAATCCTTTTGTAGCATTGAGGTGCCTCATCAACCCCAGCTCCGCGCAAGCAAACATGTTTATTGGCAATCCACTTCATCATCTCATCATGCCTTACCAATCCGGGACCGCGCTTCTTATAACCATTCTCATCCTTAATGAATTTTCCTTTGGCATCATTTCGGGACATCACGCGCCCGGCACCATGAACGGTAGAGTATAGACTATGAATACTATCTGGACTCTCAATGCCTTCTAAAATAACGGATATGTCACCCATAGATCCCCCCACAAATCCTTTCTGGCCGGGGAAGGAAGGGGTAGCACCTTTGCGCACCACCCAAAGGTCTTCACCTTGATGTGTTTCTTTCCAAGCGAAGTTGTGGTGGTTGTGGACACGGGTGCGCGGAGAAGCACCCATGATCTGCATAACCTTGTGGCATACCCATTCACGGCCTGCATAAGCATATTTGCCTGCCAATTCCATGGCCACCAGATAATCAGCTCCCAAGGCAGAATCAACATCAACCACTAGGGGTTCAACATTAATACCATCTTGGGCACCGCCAGCCCTGAGGAAGTGGGTCGCAATCTTGTGTCCGAGCCCACGGGACCCAAAGTGCACACCAATCCACACACGCTCAAGGGTATCAATAAAGACATCCACATAATGGTTCCCAGATCCAACTGTTCCAAGTTGGCTTTCGGCCGCTTTTTTGTCAATAGAATCTGGAAAAACCTTCCAAGCATCGTCCTCAAACAATGGATGATCAACGCGCTCATCATTCTTGCGACCAACGCCAAAAGCTATTTGTTTAAATATTTCATCCGCCAACAAAGAGACATTCGGCTTAATGTCTTCCCATACCAAATCAGTCATAACCGCCATATTGCCACAGGCGATGTCAAAACCCACTCCAGATGGCGATATTTGGTTTTTATAGGCCACAACTCCACCAATAGGAACTCCATAGCCAAGGTGATGATCAGCCATTAAGGCTGCCTTATAGGCGGTCTTCTTGCATGTTTCAATTTGGGCTAGGGCTCCCTCATCAACCGGATCACCCCAAACCGGAATTCCATTAATTATACGCATTTAATGCTCCTTCTTTATCAAGACAATCCAGCGTATTTTAAAGCCTCTAATAAGGGCTGAACAGTTTCGTTAATAGATTCGCTGGAATTTTTTAATAATTCTTCCAGTGAATCATAACCGACTTCCATTTCAATATCATTTTCCCAACCATAGCAGGAACAATGACCCATATCATGATGGAAATATTTTCCCTCTTTTTTCCAGAGCATGTCTCCACCACCTTCATAGGAGCCATGGCCATAGCTATACACCAACCAATCAAATTCCTTTAATTCCTCAATAAAGCTCTGAGTATCGATCTCTTCTTGCTCTCTGTACTCATCTTTCACATAAGGAACATTAATGACTTTATTCATAGACCCTCCTGTTTTATGTACGTTTCACGTGAAACCTAACTCTTACTATGCTCATAATCAATCCTAGCCTGATATCCATCGGTAAAGGCTTTCTTATAAAGAATCCCACCAGCAACCAGACCAGAAATGATCATTATAGAAATCAAAAAATACTTCATATCATTACCTCCATTTTTCTACGGCAGGCGACCTTGGCGCCACCGCCCTGGGCTATTTCATAGCCATTCCCAAAGCAATCCGGGCATGTCTTATGGTGGATAGGCCATGTCTTTTCAGCCCCTTCCCTTTTACCCACCAACCATTTATCCAGATTATCAACTTTATTGCGAACCCCCAAACAATACACAATGTCACAGAACCGATGCCGGTCCGCCCAATCATCCTTCACAAAGTTCTCAATGGCCTTTAACATCTCATCCTTCGTGCGGCCTTGGTGGAGGCGGGAGAGGATGATGCGCTTGCGCTCAGGGCTTAAAAGAATCTTCTTGCCTGTTTTCATACAAAAATAACCAAAAACTTCTTTAACATCATTATCAATTCTAATTACATTTTCATCTTCATTTGCATTTTCAATCGGCATATGCAAACAAGATGCTTTTTCAATGCTTTTGTTATGCAATTGCATGTTAGACCATCGTTTTTTAGCATTATCTGATAAGCTAGATGATTTTTTAGACCTTTTAGCCATTTCTTGGGTTAAGCGATGGTGATACACCATCCCATCTTCAGTTACCCTAAACTTACTACGTATGATCTCATGGGTGCCAATAAAGGCATTGAAGGCATCTAAGGTCATTTCTCCACCGTGTTGGTGGAGGAAGCAAATTAGGCGGATGTAAATACCCACCTGCTCATGACTCATAATCATGGTACCTGTGAGAAAGTCAGAGGTATAGAAGAGGATGGCGGGGTCTTTAGCCATTTTTATAATCCTCAATCTTTGGCATCGGTCTTAGCATAACAAAGAACTCAAGCATATAAGGAGACCCCGGCTTTCTATGCGAAAGTAAAGGAAGGTCTTTGGGAGACAGTCCACCGGAGTCCAATAATTTATGATTCGATGATTTAGGTTTTTTATTTTTCATATACGTTTCGCTGAATCTCTCCCAAAGACAATGATGATTATGCACCAATGATTTATTACTGTCAAATATTTTTTAATTTATTTTTCATCACCTCTTCATTTTAAAAATATTCGAAAACAATTGCAATATTATTTAAGTGGGTGTATATGTTAATCATGGGCGAAAATACCATAGAAAAGTCTAAAGAAAAAAATGAAGATGGAATGACGCCTCTTCAGGCATTGTTTATCATTGAGTATATTAAAGACCTCAACGGAACCAAAGCGGCCGAGCGTGCTGGGTACGGAAAAGAATATGCGGCAGATCAGGCCTGCAAACTTTTAAAGCTCCCTCACATTAAAAAAGAAATTGATCGTCAGCTTCAAGCCAAGGCCACCCGCACATTAATCACCGCCGACAAAATTTTATATGAGATGTTCCAGATTGCAGACTGTGATCCCGAGGAGGCATTGGAGGCCAATGGTGATTTAAAACCCATGCATGAAATTCCAATCCATGTGCGCAAGGCGATATCAAGTCTTGAGATCGAGGCGATGTATGAGATGGATTATACAGAGAACAAGCCTAAGCGCGTGGAAGTCGGTATTCTTAAGAAAGTTAAATTCTGGAGCAAGGACAGGGCGCAAGAGAATCTTGCTAAACATTTAAGATTATTATCTGAGAGATTTGAAATAGGTGGATTGCCCGGAGGAGATTTTAAATTTCCGGGAGTGACTGAAGTATTCGTGGACTCTCCGCAAGATTTACATGAGGCGTTAGAGTTAGCCGCTCAACCACAACCACAAGGCGAAAATGTTAGTATTACCCCAGCTGAACCAAAATGATACGATCATTACCTATCCTAAAAAGTTTTATCCCTTGGTCAAGCCAGCACCTTTTAAGATCGCCAAAGGGGGGCGGGGAAGTGCGAAGTCTGAAAGTTTTGGACGTTTAGCGGTTAGACGCGCCGCAACAGAGAGGCTGCGATTTCTTTGTTGCCGTGAACTTCAAAGCTCTATCAAAGAGTCAGTGCATCAAACCCTCAGGGATATCATCTCTGAGCTGAAGTGGGACAAGTTCTTTCGTATAACTGACACCTCCATCAAGTCCTGGACCGGCAGCGAGTTTATTTTTAGAGGCCTGAGGAACAATTACAATGAGATTAAATCCTTAAAAGGGATTAATATCTGCTGGATCGAAGAAGGGGAAGGGATAAGTCAGCCGAGCATTGACATCCTACTCCCGACCATCCGTAAGGATGATGCGGAATTTTGGGTGTCTTTTAATCCCGAGACCAAAGACAGTCCATGCGATAAGACATTTATCACCCATGCGCAGCCGGGTTCGATCATTGTGGAGATGAACTGGCGGGACAATCCATGGTTCCCCATGACCTTGCGCAAACAAAAAGCGCACATGAAGATTGTCGATTATGAGAAATACCTGTGGGTGTGGGAAGGTCAGTATAAGCAGTACGCTCAAGATGTCATATTTAAAGACAAGCTCATTGTGGATGCGGATTTCGTAACCCCCGCAGATGTCAAGCAGTTCTATTACGGTCTGGACTTTGGTTTTAGTGTTGATCCCCTGGCCGCCCATCGCATGTGGGAAAAGCAAGATGGCGACTTTACTGATCTTTATATTGATTATGAGGTCTACGGATTAGGGATAGAGCTTGATGAGATGCATGAACGATTGATTAAGGGATTGCCTGGCCTATTGCGACATAAGATCATGGCCGACAGTTCCCGACCGGATACCATCAATCACTTAAGAAAGCCTTTTAGCAAGAACGGCAGGAATTGGCCGAGCATTAACTGTGTGCCATGCAGCAAGAGCAGTAAGGCAGGCGGAAAGACAGGAACGCAACAGGGGTATTTGCAAGACGGCATTGATTTCCTTCGTAGTTATCGGCACATTTATATTCATAAACGTTGCCCTGGCGCCAAGGATGACTACCAGAATTACCGTTGGGATAGGGATAAAAAGACCCAAGAGATTTTAAGCGAGCCTGTGGATAAATCAAATCATACACCTGATAACAATCGTTATGCATTAGAAGATTTAATCAAACGGAAAGCGAGCGGATTCGATGCCCTCTAAAAAGACAAGCCCAATTAAATTACCAAATTCTGTCCAAAAAGGCACAAATATGAGAAAATCTCTCAAAAATAGCCCTCAGGGGATGGGAAAAATCGAATTAACCTCACCTTTAGAAAGTCTCTTTACTCAGGGAGTCAAGGTTGAAAACAGCTTTGATACAGGCGATGAAATGCTCTCCGGGGTATTTGATAGCCAAAGCAATTCACCGTTTTATCCCCAACCGCTTTCAAGTGGACAAACCCTTTTCCAGTCAAACAACTATACCCCAATTATCACTTTGAACCGCGTGGCGGTCACACAAGCCTATATGACCCATGGCATCTTGCAGACCGCAATTGATGTGCCGGTTCTTGATGCGTTTAGGGGGGGATTAGAGATTAAGTCCGAAGAACTGGATGATGAGGATATCCGCACCCTTAACAACTGGCTCAGGGAGAGCAAGACCCTGCATGAGATCAAGGACGTCTTTAGATGGGCAAGGCTTTATGGGGGCGCAGGGCTGATCATCAACGTGGCTCAAGACCCTCTTGGTCCTCTTAATTGGAACTATGTTGATTATCCAGACCTGCCATTATCATTTGTGGCGGCCGACCGATGGGAACTGGTATTGAATGTCATCCAGCTTAACGAGGTGGAATTTCCATACAATTATTATGGCCAGTCATTGCGTAAAGATCGGGTCATGCGCGTCATTGGTAAAGAAGCCCCAAGCTTTTTAAGACCTCGCCTACAGGGATGGGGTATGTCTGAATTCGAACGCATGATTCGCGCTATCAACCAATTCATCAAAGCCGAAAACGTGCTCTTCCAGTTGATGGATGAGGCCAAAATTGACGTTTATAAGCTGGCAGGGTTCAATTCAACCGTTATCTCTGACCTAGCCCGCAACAAGGTCAATAAGCGTGTGGCGATCATGAATTACCTAAAAAACTACCACCGGGCAATAATGATGGACATGGAGGATGATTATGTCCAAAAGCAGATCACCTTCTCAGGCATGGGAGAAGTCTTTAAGCAGATCATGATCGGGATGAGCGCGGCCGTGCGCATGCCCATGACCAAGCTCTTTGGGTTTACAGCCACTTCAGGCCTAAATGCCAATACCGATGACCTTGAAAACTACAATGCTATGATCGAAAGCGAGATCAGGGAGCCCGCATTGGATATCTGCTATCCGGTGGTCAAGGCCGCATGCCGTCATTTGTTTGGTTTTGAACCTCAGGACTTGGATATTGGCTTTAAGCCTTTACGTGTCTTGGGACCTGTAGAGGAAGAAGAGATCCGCACCTCCAAGCAAAACCGCCACTTCCAAAACCTCAGTGCTGACCTTTTGACGCCTGAAGAGTATATGAAGGCACTTAAGGCCGATGATGTTTTCACAATGGAGACCGAAGTGGGTGAGGGTTTGCGTGAACCCCTGCCTCTGGCACGTATGCAAGAGGCCTTGGATGGCCCGGAGAAGGGCAACGAAACTAAAGGCAACACATAATCGAGGAGAGGAAAATGGGAAAGTTGCTGTTAAAGATTAAATGTATTGAGTGTGGATGTGAGCGGGAGATTACCAATGCCCAGACCCCTGTGGGTGAATGTAGTCTATGCAAAGAAGATTTTGGGTGGCTATATGCTCCAAAGACGATGCCCAATATCGTCTTAAGGCATGGGGATTTAGTGGTGGTCAATACGCGTGTGCCGGTGGACAGCCCACAACGCATATTCTCGGTTAAAAGAGGGAATAGTTTTTATTATCTTCAGCCCAAGGGCGAAGCCGCCTAAAAGATAATCCATCGAGGAGGATTATATGGACGCACCAAAAGATTTAGGAGTAGCAGCAATCACCACCCATATTAAGGATGGGAAGGTAACTCAAGAATATCGCCGGGTTGAGTCATGGGCAATGAAGGGTGAGGATGGCAAACTATATTATGCCTGTGAATCATTCTTTGGAATCCAATTAATGGATGATTGCCGCAATGGGATAACAGAAGGCACCGTTTTTTGTGGCACTCAGATCATCTCGGGCGAATGTGATCTTGATTGCTGGTGGGAGATCGCTCAGCAGTTGTATGCCATGAAAGAGGGGTGGGCGTGAGAATAACCATAACTCTTAAGAAAGACATTACATCAAATATGATAAGTACCCTCATGGGAAAGAAGGTGACTGGTCCCAATGGGAAAGAAATGGGAGAAGTGGTTTCCATTGAATATACGACTTCACCACTATTTTTAGAAGTGACGTATGAAATTTATCCCCATGCGGAAAGAACATTTGAAAGACTTTTGAGATTAGAAGAATGAGAAAAATCCAACCAATCCGGGACCGGGCTGACTACCACCTGCTGATCTATAGAGAGATCAAGGCCTTGTTGGATAGAATTCTGTTTGAACCCGTATTGGCGATTGCGACAGGCAAGAACCTCGAAAATGCACCATCCAAAGAATTATTAACCGCTTTACGATCAGGGAGGATTACATATGCCGAGAACTACTTCACGGGCAAATTCAATGCGGCCATTGGCTTGGAGTTGCGAAAACTCGGGGCAGACTGGAACAAAGTCCGCAAAGCATATTACCTTCCGCAAGGCAATATCCCCACTGATGTCAAGATTGCAATTGCCCAAGGCCTATCTGACATCCAATCTAAAATAGCCAAAATAAATGAGCACCTAACCGATCTCCAAAAAACTGGAGCGGTGCCCGATATAGATTTCAATACTCAATTCGCGGCAATGACCATTGATATCGATAAACAATTTAAATCTACAATCCCAAAAGATTTAGAGATGCCAATGACCATGACGGCATTTCAGAAAGAAGCGATCCGCCGCGAGTATGTCGAGAACTTAAATAAATACATTAAAGATTTCACAGTTGATAGCACAGAACGCCTTCGCAAAAAAGTTATTGAGAATGTGCAAGAGGGCTATAGAGCATCAAACCTCGTCGGTGTTATTGAGGCAGAACACGGAGTTGCAAGTCGCCACGCATTGTTCTTGGCAAAACAAGAAACATCATTGCTCGTCTCAACTTATAGAGATTCACGCTATCAAGAGGCTGGCGTCCGTCGGTATCTGTGGTCAACAAGCCATGACTCAAGAGTGCGTCATGATCATAAAGTCCTCGACGGGAAAACATTTTTCTTCAATGATCCTCCCGTAACAAACCAGAGCACGGGTGCTAAAAATAATCCAGGCTATGATTTTGGTTGTCGCTGTGTTGCTATTCCCATCCTTGAAGATGATGAGGAAATTCGGTACGGAAAAAAATAATTAAAAATATATTTGACAATGAAAAAAATACTTGACATTATAGAATCATTGATACGAAGAAGATTCACAGGAATACTCACAATCGAATTCTTTGAAGGCGGAATCCGTTCTGCCGATCAAAAGGAAAAGGTCATATGAGATAATACCCGCAAAATAGTTCGGGACTAAGTTTATCAAACTTCGCCCGCTTTAGGCTTTATAGCCTGAGGCGGGTTTTTTATTTTGTGGTTAAATCATATGATCAATCTGCTCTCTGAAAAAAAGGTGATACGTAACGAAAAGCAATGGCCTAAGACCTACACTCGTAAGTTTATCGAGCAAGGGCTGGTAGATTACAAGGACGCCAACCTGGCCAAAGGCCTTAAGGTCCTGCTCCTGCGTAAAGAGACCATTGATCAGATGATACCGAGCTTTATCGATAAGCCGGTGGTTATCAAGCATCAGGACGTAGATACGGGGAATTTCACCGATGTCGCCATTGGCTATATCAAGAGCATTTACTTCAATGCCATGGATGGTTGGTATTATGTGGATTTCCTGATCACCCACGATGAAGGCCATGAGAAGATGGATGACGGTTGGGGCGTTTCTTGCGCTTACAAGGTCAATCAGATCATCTCAGGCGGCAAGTACCACAACATCGATTATGATGGCGAAATTGTATCAGGGGTAGGCGAGCATTTAGCCCTGGTCCAGAATCCAAGATATGAAGATTGCCTTACCGTAGTAAACGGAGTTGAGGCGTTCCTATACAACGAAAAAAGCTATTTAACTAAAAATCAACGGGAGGATAACAAAATGTTATTCAATTTCTTCGGTAAGAAAGAAGACAAAGGTTTCGCGCCTGACACAGTGGTTGATCTCGGTAATGGAAAAACCGCTAAATTGGCCGATATTATGAAAGTTGCAAATTCTATTTTATCGAAGGAAGCTCATCAAATTGATGGTTCCCAAGAAATTGAATTGGCTAATGGCAAAAAGGTGAAGTTAGAAGATGCTGTTAAGGCCTTTAATGCTGCTACCGACAAGGGCGAGTCCGATGATGAAAAGAAGGCTCGTGAAGTCGAAGAAGGCAAAAAGGCTGAAAATGCTGTCAAATTTAAAAATTGTGGTTGCGGCGGTGAAAAAGACGGCAAGCACATGGATAATTGCAAAATGTATAATTCCGATGGTTCTGAGAAAGAAGGCAAAGAAAAGGCCGAGAACGCCGTAGAGACTTTGCAAAATGAAGTCAAGGCATTAAAGGCTGAGAATGAAGCTCTTAAGGCCGGTGCGGCTCATATGAAGGATTATGTGAAGCTTAATGCCGCTAAAGAGACCATCGTGGCAGAAGTTGATTTGCAAAACGCAACCACTGTCAGTGGCACCTTAGATAGCAAACTAGAGAACAGCAAGAAGTTCTTTACCAAAAAGGCATAAATTTTAACATCATCAGACCCAATAGGAGGGTAATTCAATGTCACAAAATTATCAACAATTGAATCAGTTTGCTCAGCTTCCGATCTTAGGCGATACCGCGACAAAGGTGAATCTGAATACGCTTTCTGTTCAGATCGATCCTAATTCGACAAATACCCTTCTGCCTGGTGATGCAGTATATTTGACACAGACCGCTGGGACCACCATTTTGGTGGACAAATGCTCTGCCACTGTGGCTCCGTTCGGTTACATCCTTTATAACCAAAGATTCAACCAGTTTATCGCTGGTGATGCGGTGGAAATCGGTACCGCTGGCCAGATTATGTTCTTATTGGCAGGTGGCACCATCAGCCGTGGCAACAATGTGGAATATGATCCTAGTGCCAGTTTAACCACTGGTCCGCAAGTATTGGCCTCGGGTGGTGTCAATCCCATCTCTGGTTTAGCCTTGGATAATGCGACTGTCGGCAATTTATTGCGCGTCCTTGTCTTGGGCGTATCTTACCCTGTGACCGCCACCATTTCAGGTGGATTTATCAACAACACGCCTATTGGTCAATCCACGGCTGCTGCTGGTTCGTTCACAACCTTGACGGCTTCTACCAGTTTAAGCGTCACGGGTAATGCGACAGCAACGACTGTATATGATGCGATTGTGGCCTTGACACCGGGTGCCACCGTTTCATTGAACCCGACATTAGCTGGCTTATTTACATTAGCACCTACGGCTTCTTGTACCATTAATGCAGCCAGCGTTCCTTCTAAGCATCAGAGAATTGTGATTGTCATTACACCGACATCCACAAGTTCTATGGTGATTACCTTCGGTAGCAATTTCGTTAGCCAAGGTACTTTGACCACAACGACCACTTCACCGTTCTGCTTAAGCTTTGACGGGAATGGTACGAACTTTATTGAATCGTCACAACGTACAACCGATTAATTTTAAAAATACATAAACCGGAGGAATCTCAATGAGAACAGTCTTAGGATTCGAAAAAAAGATGGTAAATGGTCAGCAAGTGGATGATATCAGCAAGCCACTGTTTGCTAAAAATGGCGGCCTAAGCTTGCTCAATTCTTCCCAAGGTATTGAGACCTCCAGCTTCGGTTATAACCGGGCAATCACCACCTTGACTTATATTAAGACCTTGATCACTGAACAGGTCTTTTATCAAGTCAATCCGATGGATTATGCGCCCGTGGTGGTCGGTGAAGGTTCCTTCTCCACTGCCATCTTGACGAACGTCACCTATAGCGCTTCCGGTGACTTCTTCCAAGGCTTGATCAATCAAGGCAACAATAACGACCAATTGGCTAAGTCCAACGTAGGTATCAGTTCCATTACCACACCGGTATTCAATTGGGCCAAGTCCATTGATTATACCATCTTTGAAATCGAGCAAGCCTTGCAGGCAAACAACTGGGACATCATCAAGTCCAAGCACGATGCCCGCAAAGAGAATTGGGACTTGGGTATTCAGTCGATGTTCTTCTTGGGTATGCCTTCAGATCCGGTGAACGCTCCCGGCCTGTTGAATAACCCCAATGTCAACATCAACAGCTCTGTCATTACCCAGCTGTTAAACACCATGAGCTATTCCCAATTTACAACGGTTGTGGCCGATTTATTGGAATCATACCGTTTAAATTGTAACCGTACCGCATACCCGACACACTTCATCATCCCTGAAGATGATTACAACGGTATGATGGTCCCGTATACAGCGACCGCCACAGGCTTCCCGTTAATCTCCATCTTGGAGTATTTAAAGAAGGCCTTCGCGGGTGTTGGTTTGCCCAACATCAAGATCATGCCGTCGGCATATGCAATGCCTGCATATAACGCCTCTGCTTCTGGTCTTGATCAGCACACCTACACACTGTTGAATTATGACGTGCGTTCTGTGCGTATGGATATTCCGGTTATGATCACGGCTACACAGCCTAACACGATCAATAACTTCCAGTTCCAAGATGCCGCCTACGGTCAATTTACACCAGTAGTTGTCATCAAGCCTCTGGAAATGCTGTACTTCCAGAACAACTTCTAATAAGTGGCCGAAAAGGGGAAACCCCTGTGGGGCTTTCCTCGAGGCTCCAATAGGCCTAACAACCCAATCGAGGAGGGGGAGAAATCATGAGTGAAGTTAAAGTTGAAGAAAAGAAGGCAATAAAGCCCGTCTGCTTACAGCACATTGGAAAGATCCGTCAATTCTATGTGCATGCTGATAGAGTTATCAAGATTTATCGTGGTGCCGCATCGATGCAAAAGGGCACACGATTTGAAAAGACAGTCGTTTTAAATCCTGGATGCGTCGTTGATGTTACACCGGATTTAGCGGAATGGCTTTTAAAGAAAAGGGATTTTCAAAAGTATGGTGTTAAATAAGGGAGAAACCCCATGTCTTGCACCGTATTGCCATGGACGCCGCCAACGTACCAACAATTTCAGGCGTTCTTCTTTAGAGATTTCCCTTATGCTGGTCCAGACACTCCGACCACGGATTTAAATTATGTCCAGCCACAAGACATAGAAAATGCCATAGCACTGGGTGAGGTCAACTTCAGCCCGTCTATGTTTGATGTGCAAAGCGGTCAGAGTACAACAGTTTTCATGTACTTGGCCGCTTTTTATTTGGTAGAGAATCTTAAGATGTCGGCTAAGGGGATTTCGGCTCAAGCCAACTTCCCTTTAACTGGCATAGGTGCGGGAGGGGTGAATGTAGCCATGCAGCCACCTGAATCTTTCTTAAAGAACCCCACTTATGCCATGTTTACACGCAATGCGTATGGATTGCAGTATTTAAGCCTGGTCTATCCCTATACGATTGGCGCCATGGCCTTAATTCCGGGCACAACCACATTTTCATAAAAGAGGAGATCGATATGCATTATAAGAACGGACGTGAAGCAAAGAACGGTGACAAAGTGGTGTTAATCCCTTCCTATGGCGCTCCGGTCATTGGTATTTTGTACGATGCAACCGCAGGCAATGATTATTGTAATGGGAAGATTGCACAGGTGTCTCCAAGCGATGTCTGTCCTAATCTTCAAGAAGTTTTGCATTTGGATGATGTCTTAAGTGCGGTAAATAATAAATTGGCAGAGGATGCAAAGGCCAAGGAATCCGTACAGACCCAAGAACAAACAGCGGCTCAAGAGGTAACTAAGGAACCTGATCCTGCATAATGAAGAAAAAATATACCATAGGTCGGAATATCTCAATCAATCTTGACATGGAAAAATTGTCAAAGTTGAAAGAGGAACTGACCAAAAAGTATATTACGCGGGTAGGAGTTCTAGGGCAGAAGACCAATCGCATCCCAATGCTCACAGGTGAAAGCCATGAGCGGTATCAGATGCGGGTCAAAAAGATCATGAAGAGTAAACCCGAGATTGCTGAGAACGGGGAAAAGACCAATGCTGAAATAGGTCTTGTGCATGAGATGGGGTCCAGTAGTGATCATATCCCCAGACGTTCTTTCTTAGATATGCCATTGACTTTAAAGATGCCCGAGTATGCGAAGCAATTTAGTAACCAACTTATGAAGGCTGTCGATGACGGGAACATTAAGCCCGTCTATATCAATTTAGGAATCAAGGGCGAGCAGGTGGTTCAGTTGGCATTTTCAAGTCGAGGATTTGGTATCTGGCCAGCTAATAGGCCATCTACGATTGCCCTTAAGGGATCTTCACAGCCCTTAATCGATACCGCGCAATTGCGCAGAAGCATAACCAGTGATGTGGTGAATAAATGAACTTCGATGATAAGCAACAGGCCTTAGCTGATTTGATTACCATTACCTATGAAAATATGGGTTTTGCCGTATTAAATGCGGTCCCACATACGCCCGGTGTTTATAAACTTGAAGTCATCGATGCGACAGGTATTAAAGAAGTCCTTGTAACCGTTCTTTTACATATGGCCTTGGTGAATCCAGATGCCCCCGCTAATTAACGCCAATGCATTGACGTTGCAACAAAATGTCGGAGGGTTACCGGATGTGAGTGCGGCCGTCATGACATTGCTACAGCCAGTTTCAGTGGACCTGGTTTTTCAGCAGATGATCAATGGTTATTACAAACCGATCAAGAATTTGACGGTTAATACCCAAGCATGTATCCAGCCGCTCCCACAAGAGTTGGCGATCAAGATGGAAGGTGAGCGTAATTGGCGCTGGAACTTAATTCACATCTTGCCAAATGTGGATTTGAATAACAATGATCTGATAACTCTCTTTAATATCCAATATAAAGTGATGAAAAAAGAGAATTGGGCAAAGTACGGGTATTTAACCTATATCGTCGTTGAGAATTTTACCAATGCTTAATCAGCTCGAACACATTACGTCTTTGGATTTGTTAAGGGACATCATCCAACAAGAGATGTGCCTGAAGGATAACCAGATTTATATTTATGCTCAACCAAATATTATCCCGACAGACACGGGACTGTATGTAGTAATTGAGTATAAATATTCTAAGGTTTACAGCAGCAGGAACCTGAACACGGCCACGGTGAGCGCGCTCACTCAAGAGCAAAATATTAATACTCAGGAATTCTTGACGGTTCAGCTATTCTCACGAACCTTTGAAGCATTGCAGAGGAAAGAAGAGGCGGCGCTGGCGCTTAAGTCTTATTACGCCCAGACCATTCAGGAGCAATATTCTTTTAAGCTTTCCGTCAATCCACAGATTTTGGATTTGACCAGTCTTGAGGCATCGGCGATGTTGTACCGTTATGATATCCCGGTGGTATTTCTAAGTGCGTATCAGAAAATTAAAACTGTAGCATGGTACCAATCATTCACAGCTGGTGTGACTGTCAATGATGGGCAACCGGATATGAAAGCCGAATTTACGCAACCAACAGCATCTTTGCCAACATAGGAGGAGTTTTAAATGCCAAATTTACCGATCACAAACATCATTGATATCAATGTCACATTCTTGCCCGCGGGGATCGGGAATTTTAACGTAAACAATTTGGCCTTGATCACCA